TGCTCATCAGTAACTTCAGTACGAGCTTTAAGTAGTATCTTAGCACCATCTTTGATTGTAGCTACCCTATCATCTTTCAACTCTTGAGTAATATCTTGAGTACATGTAGGACACGAATCATTGTTCATATAAAACATATGCTCTTCTGTAGTGTGTTCTATAGCTACTTTGACTTCTGTCATTTGTGACCTCAGATTATCTCTAACCTCTTGAAGTTCAGCAAGTTGTTCTTGAGCATTAGATGTATATGAACTAAGGCTATCGTTTAAACTAATGCCTTCTTTCATCAATGATGTTATTTGAACATCAATCCCCTTGTTAGTCGATTCAACATCTTCCTCTGCTTCTTTATTTAAAGACTCCATCTTCCTAATATACTTCTCTTGGTAATCAAACTTACCCTTATGTACATCAAGTGATGATTTCTCTTCTTTAGCTAAACTTCTAATAGAAGAAGAACGCTCCTTAATGATATTCTTCATCTTACTAAAAATATTAATATCTAATAAGTCTTCGATTACTTCCCTTCTATGGTTAGTAGGTAATTGCATAAACGGAATGAATGAAGATGATCCGAGTACTACAATCTGGTGGAATGACTTATGGTTGAGTTTCAAAATGTTCTGTTCTAAGAACTTCTGATAGTCTCTGGCATTAGACGTTTGATCAATCATTGATCCGTCCTGCCATATCTCAAACTTATTAGGCTTAATACCTCTTTTAACTTCGAATGAATGTCCTGCTACTTTGAATTGGACATCTACTTCAGCACCTTTAAGGTTAACTGAATTAATCAATTGAGCTTTAGATACACTTCTATGTGGCTTACCAAATAAACCAAATGATAATGCGTCTAATATAGATGACTTACCTGCGCCATTATGCCCTACAATTAAAGTTGACTTAGCTCTGTTTAAATCAATCTTAATTGAATTAGCACCTGCTGATAAGAAATTCTTATATTCAACCGATACAAACTCTATCATCGAATCATAGCTCCAAGACCTGCATCTGAAATTGCAAATCTAAGCTTACCGCATGTTGGGTAACCTTCTGCTAGTTTATAGCCAACTTTATATTGTNNTTCTTTAGACATTGTGTGTACATTTATCTTGTGTTTAGCAATAGCTTTATTGAGGTACGACATACCAATATTAGTTAGTCCTGCACAGTATTCTTTATAGTATACGGCAGTACCAATTGCTAGCAATACTATATCCTTATTATTCATTGCATCATCAATATTAAATTGATGAGTACTTACTGCGTGTCGTTCGTGGTGTGATGCTAATGTTGTTGCTGGGAACATAAACCATACCCCTACGATTAATGTAGTTAGCATTGCTAGTTTAATTTTTTCGTGTTTCATTATTGTATTTCCTCATTGATTGCTTCATTATATAGTGAATTCATCAGTACTTTAATCTTATTCTTATCTAAATCTGTTGATACAGAATCGACATATGTACTCATTAACTCTGTTGTGTTATCTATTGACTCGAGATCAGTCTTAACATTCTCACCTAAGAACTCTTGGAAGTTCTCAACTATCTTTAGTTCATGAGTATTAATTACTGCTATCTTATCAATAAATTTGTCAAACATAAAGGGATTAGTCTTCTTATCAACTATTACCTTTACGAATTTATCTTTTAAATGGGTTACATCATAATCAGTATAGTCTCTAGCACTATCATTATAATGTACCTTTTCAAATAAGGTGATTGGATTAAGCACTGGAGTTATCTCAAGTGTGTCGGTATCAAAAATGTGAAAGTGTTTTGGATCATGGGCATCATTCCATGTAAACTCCATTTGACTTCCCAAATACCTAATAGTTTGTTTTTGGCTCTTTGTGTGATAGTGTCCTGTCAATACCGTATCATAGTGTTTGAATAATTTAGAACTCATTCCATGAGGACTCTTGAATCCTTTCAATACTTCACATCCTTCTATCTCTAAATGACCTAATAAGATACCATCATTATCCCTAACAAATCTCATAGACGTGTCATAGTTATCTTTATTGATCCATGGTAGGAAGTTAATATCAACACCATCATATGTAACAGTAGTTGGCTTCATGAAGATATTAACATTAGATGTATAGTATCCTAACAGCTCTTTAAGGGAACACAGCTCATTAGTATTCTTATGAAACACATCATGGTTACCAGGAATGATATCCATAGTCATACCATTATCTCGTAATGGCTCTAAGAATATCTGTCTGTTATAGTTTAGTGCTTTAAAATTAATGTTCTTGCGATGGTCGTAGTAATCACCTAAGTGTACTACTTGTTTGATATCATTATCTCTACAATACGGAAAGAATATATCTTCATAGAACTTCCTTTGGTATTCCATAAAGATTTCTGACGAATTTCTTACTCCACAGTGTGTATCATTTAGTATTGCAAATTTCATGTTTTGGTGACCATCCAAGTTTGGTTAATAATGTTATATCAGCTTTGGTATGCGTTCTTTCTTTCGGTGTTGAATTCCATCTTACTATTCCATCCCACCCAAATGACCTGGCTACATCTAATGTTCTTGTAGGTTTACCAGTTCCAATATCGACTACCTTATCATCTATTATACTATAGTTCTCCACTAAAGTCAACAGGGCAGAGCAAAAATCTTCAATATGAGTGAAGTCTCTTGTGTGCTCTCCGTTGATATAACCAACTGAATTAACGTCGTTCTTCAATCTACAGTACAACATGTCTTCTCTGCCAGGATACACTGTGTGTGGTCTTATACCAAGTGAATTGAAAGGAGCGATTTCTTCCATTATCTTTTTAGTTGTAGCATATGGATTAGTCCACCATTCGGCTGCATTAGATGATGATGTGTATATTATAGGGAGGTCTAACTTATATGTTGCTTTGAATATTGCTTTAGATCCATTAACATTGTTGTCATAATAGAATTCTGGTTGATCAAATGATGCCCTAACCCCCGCTTGACCTGCCAAATGAATGACCATATCAATATCAATAAACGCCATTGTTGTAATTTCTCTAACGTCACCTGGATACTCATTAACATGATATCCATTATCTCGTAAAACTACTTTTAGATGTGAACCTATGTATCCATCACTTCCTGTCATTAAAATATTAATGGTTTCTTCCTCCTGAAAATACACAAAAGAATGCTAGGTCATCATGATGACTTGTGTTAGTTACTTTATGAAATTGCCCGGCGGAAATGGTAAATGTTTTACCAGCTTCTGCATAGTATTCATTATCATCGATTAACATTAATCCAACTCCTGATAGAAAATGATATACTTCTTCTTGATTGTCGTGACTATGACCCCGTGTTGATTTATCAGGATGTAATGTTGTAGTTGATACTGTTAGTTCATTAAGGGTTGTATTATCAATTAGCCTATAAGTGTCAGTATCTTTAATTGTATTCCCGTCAAGGATTTCTTTCTGATTTATAACTCTATCTTTTAATATACTGGTGGAGAATCCATGTTGTCTGGAATTGAAGAAGATTTCAATTGGTAAATCATCACCAGTGAACTCTCGCCCTTTATAATCTTCACCAATAAATCTAATATCAATATGGTATAGATTAAGCAGATCTCTTAAATCAGCTTCAGTTGCATAAGGAATAATCTCATCAACATACTTAATAGCAGATAACTGGGAGTATCGCTCTACAACATTCTGCACTGGATACTTGCCATGTTTAATCGGATTAGTATTCAATCCTACAATTAGTTTATCACAATTCTCTTTACACTCTTTCAACATCTCAACATGTCCTGCATGTAATAGATCAAATGAGCTGCATGTAAATCCTATCATCGTATCTTCTCGTTTATTTCAATTGCCTTCTCTAAAAGCTCTAATGGCTTACCTTGATCCCTAGCATATTTAGCAAATGCCTTAGTGTCTTTAGGGAAGCACATACCACCATATCCCCTTCTTCCATCAGGACCAGGTACTTGCATATGACTATCACCTATACGTGAATCTAATGATATACAATTAGTTAGTTCAAGGAAATCACCTGCAAACAAAGCTTCTAATTCATTGAAGAATGTTACCTTAGTTGCAAGAAACGTATTAATAGCATACTTGATATAGGCAGCTGTACGTATAGTAGTAAACTTAACCTGCTCGAATTCAACGTCAGCATTAGCTAATAACTTAAACCAGAATTCAGGATTGTGACCTGCGAATATAGCAAAGTCTTGTTGTTTAAAATCTTCAATGCTACTTTCAGCTCTTAGGAATTCTGGGGAATATGTGAAATCATATAATTCCTCTAACCCACATAGATCAATTGGAGGTACAGTACTCTTAACTAAAATTTTAGTGGGGTAGTCATAATTGGATATATGATCTAAATAGAACTCAACTAAAGAGTAATCACACTCTCCATCATCTCCTTGAGGAGTAGGTAAGCATAATATATAACCATCTAAACCAAATTGCATACCAACTCCATATCCAGCTGGCGGATCAATAATCAATAGATCATGATGATTCTTTAAAGCATCATATACAGCTCTACCTAGAACACCGTAACCTACAATCCCTATTTTCATTACAGAATAGCTGCAATGTTGCTATCAGCAACAAGTAGGTACTCTATCCCATCATCTCCCTTAACTGCTTGAGCTGAACCCTTTAATACTAATGCAATATCACCTGGTTTCATAGCGCTTTCAACTTTATCTCCAACTGAGATAATCTTAGCCTTTTGGAACATTCCTTCTTCAGATGTTCCTGTTAAAATTAACCCTGAGTCTGTTACGGTTTCTTTTTCAATCTCAATCTGTTCAATCAACACATTCTTATGTAATACTCTCATACAAATAGCTCCAATCCTTTCTTTTTTGCTTCTTCTTTAATTTTATCTTGTTTTGCAAATTCTTTAACAGCATCATCTTTCATATGCACCTTAGAGATTTTCTCTCTTAACGTATCTATAAAGGATTGATCAACTGGACTATTCACATCAATGCCACACATGAATGATTCAACATCTGCTTGTGCCATAAATTTGAATTTGATATCTGCTTGTTTCTTCTCTTTAGTAATTCTACGAATGAACGCAAAGTATGCTATTTGAGTGAAGTATGAAAATGCATTAGGCTTACCTGTTCTGGTTGCTGCATCGATATTATAATTGTGGATTGCTTTAAGACAATTCTCTACACCATCCATTACCATTTCATCTCGATATGTATATCGTACAAAGTTAGGTTTATGACTTAACCCTTCACATATCTTCATAAAACATGTAGCAATGTAATCTGTTACTACTGGATTGATCTCTCCCTTTTCATTAGCATCTGCTGCATCCTTTACATAATCTACTACTGCGTATGAGAAATCTCTATTATTGACATAATGGGGTTTATCTCTTGGTTTAATCTTTTCGGGTTTGTCTTCTGACATAATGCTCCTGCATGTTTTATTTTAATATTAAGTATATTATACCTTAATTACGAGGAGAAGTCAACAGCATATTTAATTNCTATTTACTGTTGACCTTTGGTGGGAAATGGTGTATAATATAATTAAGTTATGGGAGCCCTGGATAAGGAGGGTAATTAGTGTAATGCTTTAGATTGAGTTACACCAGGAGTTAGTTCTATCTCTTCTTCATCTTGTCCATCAAGAATAATCTTAAGGTAGTGTGCTTTAACATCATCACTTACATTAGTTTCCATAATAACATTATACACATCTAATTTATGAACTACATTATCAGAGAATGGTAACCACTTAGAAAGTGTAAATTGCTTACTTGGATCCATTGATACTACCATTGGTTCTTCTAAATGAATTACTGGTTCAATTGAATCTATATCATCCCGTACATACGAAATTATAGACTCACCATTCATGAGTTTAAAGTATCTAACATTAATATTGTCTAACGACAACGAAAGTTCATCATCCATATAGTTATTTATCATATTTCTATCTCGTAGATTTTATATTTAAAGCGTTCCTTTGCATACAGTTTAATTCGTTCTGCTGCATGATTCAAGGTATAATTCTTACGTTTCTTCCAATGAATATCATCTGCAATATCAAATATCTTCGTAACTCTTCCATCATCACTCTTACGTAATCCACGTCCTATACTTTGTAAGATTCTAATCTGACTCTTACTTGGAGAAGCAAAGATAATGTTATGCAGGTTCTTAATGTTAATACCAGTAGAGAATGTACCAAGAGATGCTACAATAATTGCACCATTTTCTTTCTCTGTAATCTTACGTATATCTTCTCTTGACTCAGCATCAGTATTACCAGATACAAAGAATATCTTTCTATT